ACCCCTGAAAATGACCGTTTTACGGGGTCGCTTTCTCTGACGGACGCTCGGCGGCGGGGGTAAGAACCTTGGCGAGCAGGGCGGCGACTACCTGCATTTTCTCGCAGTCGCGCAAGTGATTCGGCCTCCCCTTCACCACGCTCCACTTTGTCGTGACCTTACCCGTCACGGCGTTGCGGAGTTTTTTCCGCACTGTGCTGGCGAGGTGTTCGTGCCAATCAAGCGGGAAGTCTTTCGGGAACTCCCAGCGCGGAGGCTCGGTGCGGCGTAGTGCGTCTAAAATATCCTCGCAGGTAGGCGCGGAAAATTTAATCAGCGGACACGTTCGGCGCGCGAGCGTCCCGGCATCCCATCTCCCCCCGCCCGCAGGATCGCCTCGCTCCGGGCGAGCGTAAGCGCGTTGCACTTTGCGTCCGTTGTCGTTCCACGTGAAACTTTCGTTGTCGCTACCGCGCAGGGCGACATATCCAAAGCGGCAACAGGCAAAATAAACTTCGCGCGAGGCGAAGGCGGAATCGACAAAGACGCACGGCGGGCGGATCTCGTGTTCCTCGCGTAGCTTTTCCAAGTCATCCCACGTTTCGATCCGTCCCGCGAATCTTCCGCGCGAGCGTCCGTCCTTTGACCAATCGCGGATGACGGCCCAGAAGTGGCGACCGCCTGCATCTTGAACGTCCACGGTCATTGCGGAGAACTCGGCCTCGTCCCATCGATCCCCGGAAAGGTAATCGCTGGCGGCGGTCTTAACCTCCTGCTCCTTGTCGGCGTCCTCGACCCACGGCTCGGCCAGCGCGCCGTTGACGAAATCTTGCAGGCCAAGGAGCGAAGCCTTTTGCCGCAGGAAGATGACGGCAAGCTCGCCAAAGCCGCACGACCGCCACGGGGCGTATAGTGAGTTGAGGTGATAGCTGCGCCTCCCGGCAGCGGCGTTAGGGTTTGTTGGTCGCCACTCCCCGGCGCGGAGCATCCGGGTTTTGTGTCCGTCCGTGATCTTGCCCTTGCACGCCTCGCACTCGTAGTAAGAGGTCGCCCGGACGGTGTCCTCGTTCCACGCGCCGTCTTCCTTGCGCGCTGCAGTGTCCCACTTCACTTGCCCCCAGAGCAGGCGTTGCATGGCGTTGCAATGCGGACACGGCACAAAATAGAAACGCTGGTCGCCTTGCTGAAAGGCTTGCCAGATTTCCCCCTCCGGTGTGGTCGGGGTCGAAGACTTTACGCGCAGGGCATTTGTGTAGGACTTCGTGCGGTTCTCGGCTAAGGCTACGGCCCCGGCTTCGCGCTCGCTCGGCATGGCAAACTTGTCTGTTTCATCCATGACCAAAAGACCCGCAGGGCGGGAGGCAAGGTTTGCGGGGCTGTTCGATCCGATGAAGGTGAGCGTGCAGTCGCGGAATTGTTGCTCAAGGGTCTTGAAGCGATGCACGTTGCTCGGCTTGAGCGCGCGCAGCTTGTCGCAGTCATCGACCATCGGTTGCCAGCGATTCTCGGAGAAGGAGCGGGCCAAGTGTTCCGAAGGCATGACCCAGATCGACGGCACGGGGTTATTCACCATGCGCCATGCCGTGCCGATCATCATGGCCGTGGTCTTGCTTGTCTGTGACCCAAAGCACAGGCAGAGGTCAGTCACGGCAGGATCGGCAAAGGCTTGAAGCGGCTCGCGGACGTAGGGGGTGAGCAGAGTTGAATACGGCCCCGGCGTTTCGGTTTGGCGGCGGGTTAAGACGATTTCATCCTCGGCCCACTCCCAGACTTCGCGGTTGTCGATAGGAGCGAAGACATCGCGGAGGTTGCGGTCAAGTTGTGCAGTGAGGGTCATTGCAGCCATTGCTCAACAACGGCGCGGGCCACAACCTCTGTCATTTTTGGCGGAACGCTCATGCCGATCATGTATTTTCCGATCTTGTCGGTCTTAGCCTGGTAATCATCGGGGAAGCTGCCGAGACGCTTCCATTCTCGAAACGTCAATCGTCTTGGCTCTGACCAATGTTTATGTTGCTCAAGCGCAGTAAGCGAAAGGCTCGGAAGATTCGCGGCTAACTTTTTGTGATTCCAGAATTTCACCGGCTGCCCCGATCTAATAACCGCGGCGCCGTAGTCTTCGCCAGGCTTAGTCAACGGCCACCAATCAATGTCTGTCCTTGCGGTGAATCTTGTTTCGATTACCTCGTCTTTTGTGAGCCGTCGCAAATCGCTTGTTGCTTCCGAGTTAGAAATCCACCGGTGCCTCGGCGTAAGTTTTAGCGGCGGCTTCTGAATGTCGTTGCGCAGCGCACAAAAGAAAACGCGCTGCCGACGCTGCGGCACGCCGCAATCGGCAGAGTTTAACAAGAACAGTTGCGGTCGATAGCCAATCTCTTGAAATCTTTGCATCACAAGTTTGCTGTAGCCTTTAGCATTGCCAAGGATCATGCCCTTGACGTTTTCGGCTATGGCAACCTTTGGCTTGAGATGCGCGACAAGATCGAGATAGTCGAAGAACAAATCAGACAGCACTTGCTCGGCCTGTCCTTCGCGGAAATGTTTTTTCTTCCCCCACGCTTTTTCCCTGCTGCCTGCCATGCTAAAGGTCGAACAGGGCGGCGAGCCGTCAAGAATATCCAGCTCAAACAATTCGGGCGAGAGATTAGCCGTCAGCAAGTCACGGATCGGGCACAGGAAATAATGCTTGGGCTTAAGGTTGTGCTGATAGTGCCACGCCATTTGCGGATCAATGTCGTTAGCAGCGATGACTTCGCAGCCCGCCCGCTTGTAGCCCATCGTTGACCCGCCCCCGCAAGCAAACGTAGACATGACTTTGATGCCGTTTTTCGGGACGACTTCAAGGTCTGCCAGGGTCCAGGCGCAAGCTGGCTTTTTCATTCTGGCTTGCTGTTAAACTCAAAGCCGCAGCGCGGGCACTTGTGCTCCATTTCAAATTCTTCAACGTTGATTTCCTGCGTTGATCCTTTGGTCTGCTCTTGCTCTTGTCCGGGCAGTAGCGCCCCAAGATTGCTGAGTGCGTCTAAATCAAAACCCACATCCTCAAGCCCGATACCTTCCGCCGCTAACCCCTCAAGCTCCGCGCTCAATAGCTCGGTGTCCCACTCGGCCAGTTCCGCCATGCGGTTAATGCTGATCCGCAAAGCCTTAATGTCGGCCTCGCTTAAATCGTCACACAGAACAACCGGGACTTCCTCCATGCCGAGATGCTTTGCGGCTTTTACGCGCAGATGCCCGTCGATCAGCGTGCCGTCCGACTTAGCCAAGACCGGGACGCGAAAGCCAAAGCGTTTGATGGCAGAGGCTACGGCCTCGACGGCGTGATCGTTCTTTCGCGGGTTGCCCGCGTAGGCGATGATTTTATTCAGTGGCAGTGTTACGGTTTTCATAAATGGCTTTGAACAGCGTTTTATCGCGCCACTCCTCCAAGAGCTTCTGCGCGAGGACGGGATCTTGCGGGTTGACCTTGGCCGAGAGGGCGGCAGGCATGGAGGCGGCAAGGGTGCGAACGTCTTGAAGAACGGCGCGGAAGGTGCGGTCGGCGTCTTCGATCTGAATCGTGCGGCGATCGCGCTCAAGGAGGTCGCGCCATTGCCGTTCGTAGGTAAGTTGCTTGGCCGAGTATTGCTGATGCGTCTGCGACCATCGGCGGGATGCTTCGATGTCCCCGGAGTGGTGAAGGCGGGCGACTTGGGCGGCGGCGTGTTTGCGAAGCTGGCGTTGCTCGTTTAATGCCTCGCGGCAACTGTCGGTATCGGTGAAGGTCTTGACGGGTTCTTCGATGGCTTCCTCCGCGCGGCGGTTCATCGCGTCGATGACCTCGGGCGGCTGCGCCGGGGCGGTGATAGCTCCGACGATTGCCGTAGCGGCGATTGCTCTGGCGGGGCTTGTGAGCTTGCTCCTCCCGTTCCGCTTGCGCCACGACTCGGCGGCTTCGACGGACTCGGTAGGCATCCCGCGCTGAATGCACTTGTGCGCCCCGTTCGGGGACATTCCCAAGGCTGCGGCAAGGGCGCGGACAGTCATCTTGTCCCCTGCCTCTGTCAACCTGTCCCCCTTGAGGTCAGTTAGGGGACACTTAAAGAAATAACAAGAGTCGCGTGCAACCCCACGTTTAGGATTGGGATAGGTTTCCTACTTTGCGTTTGGAAGAAGAATAAATGCCGCAATGTGGCGTCCAGTTCCCTTGCCCTTGGTTCCGTCCTCGGTTGCCAGCCAGCGCACGTCCCCAAGGTTTCGGACGTTCACCGCTCCCGCGCTCTTGAGCATCATTAGCACCCATTTGTCCAAGGGATAAACCACCACCGACAGCTTGCCCTTGGATTGCTCCTCAATGGCCTTCCGCATCCATGCGGTCGGGCCTTTCTTCTTGCCCATGTGCATGATCGATCCGAAGGGCGGATTTACCCAGTTGCGCTGTCCCCATTCGCAAGTCAGGCCGTCGAAGTAGTCAGGCTTTGGACACGGGCAGGGATCGAAGTCGAACGGGCCATAGTCTGCCACCAGTTGAGCTATTGCTGGCTCATCCCACGGAGTCAGCCAGTAGTGCTTGCCGTCCTCTCCATTTCCCTTGTGGAACTTGTTAAGAGCGGGCGGAAGTTGCGATTGGTGCGCGAAACCGCGCAACGAGGCGTTGGACTCAACGGCCATAAGCGGCAAAGTTTCGAGAGTGGCGAAGTCGCTTACGATCATAACTGTGAGTCACCTTTTGCCATACCCTCTGACCATCACAACATTCTCCGCATTGACCGCCGCAACCTCATGCGTCTCGACGAGTCGCCCGACCATCGCATCACTCCCGTCATGCTCAACTACCACCGCATCGACCGCGAACCGCTCCCAATCGAAAGCGAGGGCAAGATCCATGCTCGTCCCCTCGGTATCAATTGATACCAGATCAACCTTGCTCGGCAGCATCGCATAAAGCTCGGGCAGGCTAATCGCCCCGCACACATACGGCACATGGCCCTGCCCTGCCCACTTATCCTTGTGCCATGCCTCGGTCGTGCTTACCGCCCCGTCCCGTCCTTTCGCCTCGTCCGGTGGAACCAACCAGACCGAAGCGGGGCCGGATGCCTCGACTGTAATGACGCCCCCAACAACCCGCACCCTGTCGTTGCCCGCATACGCTTGGACAAGGTTGGCAAGGGAGAAGGGCGACATATCGCACAGCATCCCGCTCCAGCCCCGCTCAAGCAGGGCGCGCGTGTTGGATAGGCGGGTCGGGTGGAACGCTCCAATCTCCAAGAGCATCCCGTCTGCCTTGCCGCCGAAGTAGTCGAGCAAGACCGCTTCTTCGTTGTTCTGACTGTAGCTCATGCCGTCACCCCATGCCGCTCCCGTGCATCTCTGCGCCTGCGGTCATCCTCCCGCAGCACATCGTCGATCAGATCGTAGGAGGCAATGTTCCGCAGTGCCTTCGTGATCTTGCTTTGCGCTCTGCCCCCTCGGCCCACATTGCGCCCCCGGTATTTGTGGCCGCTCTGCCGATACGCCTCGTTCATTTGCGCCTCCTCAAATTGCGGCGGATAGAAAGCTGCGCTCGCTCTAAAGCGTTAGCCGCATCCTTGAGAATGATTTCAGCCTCCTTCGCGCAATAGCGATCTCCTGTCTTTTCGTAATTCTCGGCATAGTGCCGTGCGTTCGAGCAGATGCGCTGCACTACAAAGATAGCCTCGCTGCTTAATGCCTGCTTTTCTTCGTGGCGCGATAAGCATCCGGGGTGAGCGGCTATTAGCTGACCATTGTGATTTGCGAAGTGCTCGTATCCTTTGCGGAATGGCTTGCTGCATATCGTGCATCTCATCGCTGTCCCTTCCTCCGGTATTCCCTTAAGTCCCGCTCATGCAGCCAGAGGAGGCATTGACCCCCGTTGCCCACATCCTCGACCTCGACGCAAGTATCGGAGCAGATCCCGTTGTCTTGGAGCGTGTTCATCACCAATCCCGCGTCGAGCCCTTGTGCCTTGATAAAGTCCATAAGCGTCTTGCTCACCAAGAATGCTCCGGTTGTGCCTCGGCGGGTCTTGCCAGCGTCAGCGTATTCCAAGGCCGTAGCGGCCCCTTGTAACGCCAGTGCGGCCTACCCTCGTCCGTCTTTGCCCACTCGTCCGTCTTGGCCTCGTGGCCCCACGCCCATCCCTTAACCTCAAACCCCTGCATCGGGTCGCATATGACCAAGACATATCGCCTGCCCGGATCATCATTATCCCGGAGGATCAGCGACCCGTTAAGGTGCGGGGTCGAGCGAACCTCGATGTCCTCGCCTACGTCTGCCAGCTTGTGAAACGTGTTGACCGCAGGCAGAAAGCTCCGGTCGAACTTCCGCCCGACTACCAACTCGGCAAGGATGCCGCCGATATCTCGTGACATGACCTCGACGAAATCGCTTTGGTAGGTCGTGGCGTTGTTCATCCCGCCGACCCGCGCTTCCAGATAGCGAAGCTCGGCAACCTTGACGGCCTCCATGATCGTTGCGAGGCGGAAGGGGCGAAGACTCACGCTGCTACCTCCACCCCAGCCATGCGTTGCCGCATCTCCGAGATCGAAGCCTTCAATGCCTTTACCCGCGCCATCGGCTCGTCTTTAAGGCGGCGGTCAAACGAGTCGGCTACTTGCTCTTTATTCGCTGGGTTGCCCGTGATTCGGTCGATCTCCTTCTGCGCGGCCTCAATTCGTTGCTGGATCGACCAGACCCCCTCAGGTTTGCTGTGACCGTTGTATCCGACTGCAGTCCTTGATCCGCGCTTGCGGGTCATCGCCGTGGCGCGACTCTTGGCGTTAGCGACAGGGTTGCGGATCGGGTTGCCTTGGTAATCGAGCCAGTAGCCGTAGCGATCAATGCCCCTCCCCTCGTTGTCGTGCCATATCTCTTCGGCCAACTCCTTCTCAATCCCGGCGAGCACGCACTGCTCCAACCAATCCTTCAGTGAAGGGGTCGTAAATACGACTATATCGGAAACCATATGGTTTCCATTTGGTTTGCATATAGGTGAAGAGGAAGAGGAAGATGAAGAGGATGTATTAAGGGAAGGGGGTGTGGGGGAAGGGTCGGACTTCGGCCTGCCTCCCTTTTTCCCGATCTCCCACAAGCGGATGATCTGCGCTTGATGCTCCCCGTAGCCGTGCAGCCCCCACGTGCCCTCCGGTTCTTTATCGAGCCACGGGGCCGCTTCGTCGGTCATAACGCGCCACAGGGCATCCTCGTCGCCGGAATAGTCCATTACGGCGGCGAGTCTGGTCGGGTTAAGGACAAGGCCCGTGTATTGTCGCTTGATCTTAGCCTGCCCCCACAGGCGCAGGAGGCCCAAGACGGCCTCCGCGCCACAGACTTTGTGCAGCCGCTTGGTTTTCCAATGGTCGCAGAATGACGGCTCAATCTTCATAGCGGGCCTCCCAAGAGATGCCATGCGAGTCGCACCACTGCCGGACATTGGCCGTTGCCAATGGACTTAACGCGGTGAACCCTATCGGCCATCCGATCAACCACTCGACCCAATCGGGGTTCAGCTTCCCATTGTTTTCGGGTTGCTTCACAGACGCCGCCAACAAGCTCCGGCGAGTAACGTGGTTGCGCCACGACTTGCTGCCGTGCGGCCCCGTGTCCTTGCTGTCGTATGCCTGCGGGGTCGGCCAATAGACCTTGCTCTTGGTCGCCCCCCTCTCCACCGCATAATCCAGCCTGTCCCGCAACTGCCCGGCCCTCCCCGCTCCTTTGTGATCCGATGCGTTCGGTGTAGGCCAGAATCCAGATTCTGTCGCGCACGTGCGGAGCAGTAACGTGGTGCGCCCCCACAATACCCCACCGAGCATCATACCCCATTTGGGCAAGGTCACCGAGCACCACGGCAAGTCCTCGCTTAACAAGCATCGGTGTGTTTTCCACGAAGACGAGTCGCGGTCGAACCTCACCGACAATTCGCGCCATTTCGCGCCACAAGCCGCTTCGGGTTCCGTTAATTCCAGCCCCCTTGCCTGCGGCACTAATGTCGTTGCAGGGAAATCCCCCGCTAATGACATCGACCCGTCCGCTCCACGGCCTGCCGTCGAACGTAGTGACGTTGTCCCAGATCGGGAATCGCGGAAGGAATCCATCCCGCTGTCGGGCGAGCAATACGCGGCGACAGTAGGGATCAAGCTCGACAGCGCACACGGTGCGCCATCCAAGCAACTTGCCTCCCAAGATGCCTCCTCCTGCTCCTGCAAAAAGTGCCAACTCATTCACTTCGTGCCTCCAGTTATCGAATACTCCGCGATCCGTTTCCCGCTGGCCGTCTCGACCGTGCGCTCCGCGATTGCCCATCCCTCCCGCCGCAACTCATGGATGCGAGCGGCTAATCGGAAACATCCGAAAGACTCCAGCGCGTCGAGTGCCGTAATGCGGTTGCCTTCTTTGAGGTATCGCAAAATGCGATTGGCTTGAGTTGGACGCTTGTGCGTCTCGGCAGGCGCAAACGTGAGTTCGGGTTGCCAAGTCATTGCGCGGCCTCCTTCAGTTTTGCGATTTCTTCGCGCGCGCTGTTGAGAGCCTGCTCAAGCTCCCATGCGGTTTCGATTGGAACCATGTATTCGTAGTGCCAAGCCATACGCACCGCGCGCTCCGTAACGCTGCCCTCCGGGGCCTCAAAGCGTTTCATTCCGCCCCCCTTTCCCGAAGGTGCAGCTTTGCCGTTGCGTCTTTGAGTTCGCGTCCGGTGGACTCCAACTCCCACGCCAACCTTTCGCAATGTTCACGCAGCCATTCCATGCTCTGCATGATGCTCGCGTCCTCATCCAGTAGGCCGTCACAGGCGGCTCGTTCGCGTAGGTTCATCGTGCGCCCTCCCTCAAGGGGGGCCAAACGCCCGTTCCTTCGCAAACGTGACACCATGTGGTCGGCAAATAGCCGCGCCACTGAACCTCTCCTCCTCCGGAACAAGGGTCGGTGTGCCGATCCGGTGTTCCCGTGCAGCCGCTGCCGCCGCACTGCTCGCAGAGATCGCGCCCCGGTGGGGCGACGATCAATGCGCGAAAGCGGCGGGCGATCTCTGCCCATTCAGCTGCCTGTTCTGCTCCCATTTCAGAACGGGACGGAATCGTCCTCGGCCTCCGCTTGGGGTTTCGTTGTCGCCTTCATCGCGCCTTGGCCGATGTAACGCCAGTTGCCGACAATAGGGCCACGCACTCCTGCCTCGCGCGATTCCTTACTCACGCCTTGGACGGCATAACCGTCATCCCCGTATTGCCCTTGTCCGTCTTTGTTCTCAAAGAGGACAACGGAAATGATCTTTCCGTTCTTCCCTGTGATCAAATGCTGCTTGTCGATTTTCTCGGTTTTGATGGATAGACTAATCATGTTCTGTGTTTCTGTGTTTGTTGTTGGTGTTACCAAGGAAGTGATTCTTCCTCGTTCGTAGCGACCGCCGCTTTTGCCGAGCGACTGCCGTTAAATTTGCTTGGTTCCTCGTCCGTAATGCGCGGAGCGGGCTTGCTTGGTTTTGCGTAGGTAACGGGCTTCGATGCGGCGTTGCCGTCATCGTCCTCCGGGGCGATACCACAAGCGGCCATCAAGCTGTATCGCCGCGCGTAGGTCAGCGCGGAGCCGTATCCCTGCGGATCAGCCTTGCTCGCGGGAACGTGCAGCGGGCCGCTGCTCATCGTCTCGCCGCTGGTGTGGATGAAGACTGTCTCTACCGTGACCCCACTTTCGCAATGCAACGTGCGCTGCATGAGGCCGATGCCGTGCTTGTGCAAGGCGTCGATCACCGCCTCCACGCAGGCGTCGAGGCCCGCATACTTGCTCTTGAAGTGAGGGTTGGTGTTGGTCTTTAGGGCGGGACCAAAATCCGCTTGAGACTTGACGAAGGCAGCGGCAATGGCTTTGCCTACCGCTTGCACTCCGTTGGATGCTTGTTCTGTGTTCATTCGTTTGTGCTAATTGCGCCGGGGGTTGCCGCCCCCGGCGTCTTTGTTTCTGTGTTCATGCGGGCGAACGACCGAGGGTTGTCAGTCCGGAAAGTTTGTCATGCCCATAGACCGCGACCGCGAGCGCGGCCCATGTGTGCGATCGGATACCGTAGGTCGGCCCCGGTTGCTTCTTGGTTCCTTGCGCGCCTATGCGGTCGATTAGGGCTACGCGCACGTTGCCGTCCTTGGCGCGGGGCGAGTTGCAGAGGTGGAGCTTTACGTCCCTGCGGAAGACCCGATTGAACGAGGCGTGATCAACGCACCGCTGCCAGTAGCGACCAATCCATATGCAAGTGCCGAACACGCTTGCCCCGACCGCCATGCCGTAAGAGGCAATGTCCTCGCACCAGATATTTGCCCCGCGTGTTTGAGCCTGCGCGAGCAAGGCGAGCATTTCCTCGTTCTTCACAATCCCGTTCAAGCCGGGGCGAGTTCCGTCGAACCAGACAAAGGCCGTCTGCTCGGGGCCGGGATCAAGGCCGAGAACGTTCACTGCTTACGTCTCCCCTTGCGCGGCTCTGACAACTTGGTTGCCGTCATTTTGTAAAAGTCCCGCTCCGCTTCGACCTCGGCCAAGCGATTCAAAAGGATGACGATGCTTTCCGCCATGCTGTCCTCGGCAGTAGGAGCAGGGCCAAACGTCACGCTGCCCAAAGCGATATGCTCGGCCCCGCTCATAGTTCGTGCGCCTCCACATTCATGCCGGGATGTGCCTCGCGGCGGTATTGGCGAACGAGAGCCAGCGCATCGTCTAACGCAAGAAGAAGTCGGCTATTCTCCTCGCGCAGCAACTGGTTCTGCTCCTCGACCACCGCGACCTTTCGCTTGAGATCGACAATGAAATCTTCCATTTCCATCTCACCACTCACGCGAACCTCCTTGCGTCGAGTTGCCGCGCGGATGGCAGCAGTTGTTCGGCCCACGGGCGGGAGGAAGGGCCGAAAACGGCAGCGGCTAAAACAACGCAGTTGGCGTAAAGGTATTCGCCCTTCCCCTTGCTGGTCGGAGCAGGAACCAACTCGACAAGCCCACGGTCTGCCCGAGTTGCGCGAGCGATGCCGTGCTTGCGCCCCTTGGCATTGCCATTGTTGGTGTTCTTTCCCCAGCCTTTCGGGCGAGGTTTGCGGAACATCGAGACGAGCTTTTTCATCGACCCATCTTCGTTCGGAGTTTCGTCAACGCGGCGGCTACGCGCTCGCGCAGGGTTGGAGCGTGGCCTTGCGCGATCCGCTCGCAGACCGCGAGAAGCGATCCGGTCGGCAAGCAAGGGCGGTCGCCCAACCGATCAATAGTTGAGGGCCGAATGCTCATTTCCGAGTCCTCCGGGCGCGCGGCTTGCGTTTGTTTTCGGCGGTGAGAAGCGCGTTGACTCGACGATTCGCCAAGTCGCGTTCTGTTGAGATACCTTGGCCGCGCCCGTATTCGTGGCCCGACATGAATGCGAGGCCAACAAGCGATGCAAGTGCAACGATTCCAGCGATGATGCTTAATGTGTCCATTTTGTTTTGGTTTTTTCTGTTTGAGCGTCAAGAACTGACGTTCCGAAAAGTTGCGCCTCGATCATGGTGCGGACCTCACCGCTAACGCTGCGGTTGTTCATTCGGGCCTGCTCGCGCAGCGCATCCGCCGTTGCGATCGGGATGCCGCTGACGCCCACAAAAACTGATTTCTTCTGCATACTGGAGGTGATTAAAACCCCGTCTCAAAAAAAGTAAAGGTTTTTTTTCAAGTATTTTTAGGGGGGGGGCGGGGGGGGGTGGGGGTTGGGGCTTGGGGGTCTTTGACATACCTCGCCGCCTTTGTGGCGTCGATCACCCGTAAATGGAAAAAGTGGGTCGGAGTTAGTTGTAGTCATGGGTCGGACATTGACCCCAAGGCCCGCGAAGCGTTCCTAACCTTCTTGGACCGCTACAAGCCCGAGGCGCGCATCCACCTTGGCGATGCTATTGACCTCGCTTGCCTCCGCGCAGGCGCAAGGCGTGATCCCGACGAGCCAGACCGGGCGCAGAGCTTGATGGACGATTTGCTGGCAGGGTTGTCCTTCCTGCACGAGATCCGCCCGACCATTTACTTCCACGGCAACCACGAAAATCGTGCTGTTGGCCTAGCGCACAGCGGCAACCAAATCGTTGCTTACGCTGCGAGCAATGTGATGGCCAAGATCCATGACGGCTTGGCCAAATACAAAACGCAGATAGTTCCCTACAAAGGGATGCTACGAGAGTCGGTTCGGCACATTGGCGGCACGGCTTTCTTGCACGGTGCGCTCTTTAACGTCTCTGCCGCCCGCGACACCGCCGAGACAGTCGGAGTCCATTGCGTATTCGGCCACACTCACCGCGTAGCGGTTGAACCAGCCAGAACGCACGCTGACGCTATCGGATACAACATCGGCTGCCTTGCCCGTCTCGATATGGAATACGCCGCAGGCAGGCGTCAGACGCTGGCATGGCGGCACGGCTTTGCCTTCGGGGAGTATTTGCCAGACGGACACGGCTGCACGGTGAACATGGTTACGCTTTCTCCCCACTACCGCCTGCCGCTATGAGTCACAAAAAGTCAGCAAGGATTGTGACGCCCGACCCAGACTTGGCAAGGTGGTGCGAAGCCCTAGCCGCTGGCTCTGTGGTGGCCGAGGTTGTCCCGCCCGGCTGGTTCACTTGCAAGGAACTATCAAAGGCCCGAGGGCGTAGCGAATGCAGCACCTCAACCTCCTTGGCGCGCATGGTCGAAGCGGGTCTGGCCGAGAAGCGCAGCTTCACGATCAAGTTGGCCGCGCAGACCCGCCCCGTCCCGCACTACCGCCTCAAATGACCTACCGAATCCAGCGCGAGCCCGCCCCGCTGGCCGTGCTGGCCTTGGACGAGGAATGCTTTCCCCACGATGCTCGCGTGAGTCTTGACGGGTCGGTGTGGTGGTTGGCCTATCGCGGCAAGACGCCTGTGGCCTATGCAGGGCTTCGCGTGTGCCAAGAGGGTCACAATGCGGGCCTCGGGTTCCTCTGCCGTGTAGGGGTCGTGCAGCGTCACCGTGGGCGTGGCTTGCAAAAGCGTCTGATCCGTGCGCGGGAAGCGTGGGCGCGGGCCGAGGGGCTGCGGGAGCTTGTGACGTATTGCGTCTTGTGGAACTGCCCGAGCATTAACAGCTTGATCCGATGCGGGTATCGGTTTTACAGACCCGCGACAAAATGGGGCGGGAAGTCCGCGCTCTATTTAGCGAAGCGGCTTTGATATGTCGATTTCTCATACACGTTTGCGAAACGTGTCGAAGGAACGCAAATAATTAAACACGTTCAAGCAAGTCGCTTTGAGAGATAGTCCTTGAACCTCGCGAATTCGGACATCGCAAGATCATCTTTCCTTCCGGGCGAGACAGTCCGGTGATCCGTAACATCTCTCAAGGCGAGGTTGTAGCGTTTCATTATGGGAAGCAGATAATCGGCCATGCTTTCCATCTCGACCTCGTTTAACTGACGCTTGTTTGTGTCCCCTTCAAATGCCGCTCCAACGCTCCACGAATTAAGGTCTTTGCGACCACGCCACGAAGAAACTCCAGCGTGCCAAGTGCGTTCGTCTGAATCGGCAAGAACGCTTCTGCGGCCGTCTTTTGCAACGATGCAATGATAGCTGACGCGACTCGCCGGGTCCAAGCACCACGCGACAGAACCATTGTAGTTTCCTCCGGTGTGATGCAGAACGATCGCCTTTGGAACGATGCTTCTTCCCTTACTTACGTTCGGCGTGTTGAGTTGTTTTTCTCGATGCCTTGGGCTTGTCGCTTTTGGCGTGTTCGGCGCGTTGATGGAGGATGCCTTGGATGGCGATGACGATTTCGGCGAGGTCGGTGGAGGGCCAGCGGGAGAGGCCGCGAATAAAGCTTTTAACCATGAGAAGAACTTCACTTTTTTAATCCGGACTCAAGAGGCTTTTCAAGCTGAAGGAAAAACTGCCTCGCCTCCATATTGTAACCCATGCCGACTTTCATTCCGGCGCATCCGGTTAGGAGCAACACGAGAGACGCCAAAAGAAAATGGCGCACGATTAGCCTTTGCGAAATACGTTGATCAATCCCACCAATCCGATAGCGGCGGCAATGATCGCTTCGTTGTGCGTCTCCGAAAGCTGCCAACCGAGGGCTCCCGCCAAGAGAATAAGTCCGCGCCAAGTGCTGTTCTGTCCGAGTTGTTCAAGAATCTTTTCCATAGATCCTTGGATGCGTGTCAAAGCTTTGTCGTGGTCAACACTCCGTCATTGTCGACTGCTACTGCATACTGAACCCCGGTCGAGGTAACGAAGGTCACAGAGGTCACGCCATCCGCGAGAACGGCGGACGTTCCTTGTGGTCCCGCCGCTCCGATTTCAAGAACAGAGGTTTGACTAACTTCCAAGACGAGCGTTGCGGTGCTTGCTTGAATGACAATCTCTGATGCCATAGATCACCTCGTGACGTTGCGGGAAATAGTGCAGACCCCTTGGATTAACCTCGTCACGATGCCGCCCCCGCTAACTAATTCTAGATCATACACCGCCCTCCCTGCCGTAAGTGCGGCAGTATCAGTGGCCGCTATCGTCATTGTTATGGTTCCTGCGGACCCCCCTAAAACAATGCGACCATCTGCACCTGTCGTAAGCTCAATAAGCACAGTCGCAGATTCCATCGTGCTACGCACCTGCATCCGAGCGGTGTAGCCAGTTAAATTTACTGGTGTGTCATTGTCCTTGTAGGTGATGACCAAGGAAAAAGTCGCGCCCTGCTCAATGGTTAAATCGTAGGTAGTCGCGGCCATATCATTTCTTCCTTACGAAGTCGCGCCAGACGCTCATCAAGGTTACAACGCCAATAGCCAACCCGAGCACCAGCCCGCCGATCCTCAAATAAAGCTCAAACTGCGAAAGAAAAGACATCGCCACGCTGCCCCCGGTGGCCAGTGTGCCAAGCGCGCCACGCTCGACAGTCGAAAGATGTTCGTGGAGGAAGCTCATGGTAATCCGAGGCCAGTGCCGAGTGTGGTTTTGTAGAGGCTGTAAACGCTCGCCTCTGATCCGTTAATGTTTGGGGTTACGATGGCCGCAAAGGCGCAGGTCATGCCCACACCTAATGAAAGCGAGCCAGCCCATCGGCCGTTTAATTGCATTCTGTTCAAGTTGGCCGTGCCTGCGGTGGCCGTCGAGCCAGAGGACGTTATGGAGGGCGTTGAGACGTTGCGAAAGTTTAGCAGGTCTGCGGTTTTCCCCGTTCCAGAAACAAAAACAAAAGAAGTGGCAGCGTTGTATGGATTAGTCGCGCTTCCAGTATACGCGATTGCCGTTGTTGAGTTTCGGTGAATTGTGCCGATAGTTGTTGAGCCAGCGTTACTGCCTATGCAAATTTGATTTCCCGACCAATTTGCAGAGTCTTGAACCCCAAAAAAGTGAGGGAACCCCGGATGTGTAGATGCGTCTCCCGCACCGCAGAACAGCAGTGTCACGTCTTGAGACAGCGCGGTGATCGTAGCGTTAGCGTATTGCGTGGTCGTAAACGGACAACCGTTTGCCCCCCAAGTCGGTCCATTGACCAGCGTTGAATTGAACGTCCCAAGCCCACCCAGCGAAAACGCCGTAGTGCCGGAGCCATAGTTCTGCGCGGACCGCAGGGGCCAGCAGACCATCGAGTCCCACAGTCCGAGATCATTGACCCCTGCCGAAAAGTCGCGGATCTGTTGGCGAGAGGTGGGGTCGGAAATGTTGCAGACGTTCCAATAACCCTGCACATCTAGCTCCCACTTGTTCGGACTTTTGACCATCGCTTAAATGCTTTCGACTTGCTGCCATGCGGCGAGCAGACCGTCCCGCAATTCGGCGGGTAGGGCTTCGCTGCTGAAGACAACGCTGCGTGATCCTGCGGCTGCGTGAGCGGTGACGGCTGCGGATAGCTTGGCGCGGGTGCTGGTGGCGACCTGTGACTCTACGCCTTCGGCGTCTACGCTTGTCTCGTAATCCGAGTGTGTGCCGTCTGGCTCAAGGAACACTTGGCCGACTGATTCGCCTTCGACCAGTTGGGCTTGCAGCCATGCCAGTAAGGTCTGCGCTGTTGCGGCTAGGTCGCCGTCAAGCGGGATGGCGGTGGTGGTGGCGTATGCTCCGCTTTGGGAGTAGCGGGTTAGCTGGTTGTTGGAGAGTAAGAGTTTCATTGTTGCATTACAAAACCGGGGTTAGCAAACGCGCGCATTATGCTGCTGTTTGTGCTTGTGTTGCTCATGGACATGACCCAGCCAAAGTCATTATCGGTGCTGTTGTTTGTTGGAACGCTGTTGGTCACCGTGGCAACCAATGTTGTGCCTGCGTAAAATTTTGCTA